TTACTGTACTCAATCACTTCATAGCCTTGGTCCTGCATCATCTTGGGAAAGCGCAAGGCTTTGCCCGTGAAAGCGCAATGGCTATAAGACTGAGTGTGCTGGGTATGAAAAATACCGATTAAGTGTAGGCGTGGCTTCATTCAACGATCATACTTGCTTAGCCGCTGCCAAGAGATCGCTCAACAACGTGGCAAGTAGCTTAGCGTCACCCGTAGCTGCTGCGGCGAGGATGCCATTAGCAGTGGCGGTGAGGTCCAAGGGTTCAGGCGCGGGTGGCGCAGGCGGCAGTGAAACGACGGTGTAGATACCATCCGCCCAGTCGAGTTGCTCCGTGGCAGGGTCGTAAGGCGGTTCAACATAGGGGCCGGTGAAACCAGCAATGAGGATCTCATCCTCGGTGAAGGTGCTCGGATCGGTGCGGGTGAAACCGTTGGGCAAGGTGATGCGGAAGGGGAGCGGGGCAGGGCGATTGCCGTGGAAGGAGTAGAGCATCACGCAAACCTCAGAGAGAATTGGTATAGGCCCTGCGCACTGTCGGTGAGCGCAAACATACGAGTGTTATCAGGCGATACGCGGACGCCCCACACCAGACCAACTGGTCCGGTCAAACCATAAAATGCAATCAATTCCGTGGTATTAAGAGATGCCGTTGTCAGATCGTTAGGTGATGTCATTGAAATCTGCCTAACTTGTCTTCCTCCATTTAAGGCAGTGTCGCTAGTGGATGCGTACATGGTTCGACCGTCCGCAGTAACGTGAACTCCAAGGGCTCCCGTCAATGCAAAGCTCTGGGACAATGTGGCAGTTCCCACCTCGTAGGCAGTAGAAAGTGTGTATTTACGAATGTTGTTAGAGGCAGTGCCGGCAAGAAATAGCAGGGTTCCATCGCTGTTGATGTGAATACCGCGAGGAGCACTTTCTGTAGCAAATACATAAATAAATCCCCTGGCAGTGCTGATGTCCCATGCAGTGCCGAGTTGGATTTCGTAAACAGTGTCATTTGTCTGACCTAAAACATATAACTCAGTACCGTCGTCCTTGAAAGTTATACCTGTGGGATTGGCTTCAAATCCAATAGATAGTGAGCGTACAAAAGAAATTGTGGATACGTTAAAGGCTGATGACAACGAAAACTCTCTAATAGTGTCGTTGCCTTGTCCAGTGATATACATTTTAAAGCCATCTTCCTTGAACCAGAGTCCGGTAGGAGTTGCTTCACCGACTGTCGCAGACACGCGCACAAAAGATGCTGTGCTGACATCCCAGGAGGTGCCTAGATTGTATTCATTAACGTCGTCGCCACTTGTACCGATGACAAACATCCTGCTGCCGCCTGACGTGAAGAACAATGCGCGAGGCGACGTTTCCTGCGTGGCGACAGAAAAGCTAAGACTGGCGTAACTTGCAGTGCTAATGTCCCAAGCAGTGCTTAAAGTATATTGATAAACGGTATCGGTCGTTTGCCCAACCATGTAAAAAGCCAGGCCATCACTCTTAAAGAAAATGCCTTGCGGTGTAGTATCTTGCGTCGTGACACTGAAACTTTTGCTGGCGTAAGTAGCCGTGGTGACGTCCCAAGCAGTGCTTAGTGTGTACTGATACACCGTGTCATTGTTGGTACCCATGACATACATCTTGGTGCCGCTGTCGCCAAAGAATGGCGTGCTCGGCACTGTGTCTTGCCCGCCGACGTAGACTTTCTTCACGTCAACTGTGGCAGTGGCAAGATCGTAAGGCGTGGATAATGTGCAAGACCACACGGTATCTACATTATACCCGGTGAAATAAAGGCGGGTGCCATCATCACTGATAGCGATGCCATTGCAGTTAAGTTCATAATCGCCAACGACTAGGCTTTTACTGGAGTAGGTGATCGTTGCAAGATTCCAAGGTGTTGTGCATTCGTACTGAAAGATGGTTGCAGTAGTTCGCGTACCACGCACCGCAACATAGACATAGCGTCCGTCACGGCTAACATCAAAGCCCTCTTCAGCGCCAGAGCTGGTCAAAGCGTTGAAAACGCCGTCATAACCAAAGCGCGAGACGTACTTTTTGGCATCTTGCAACGCCACCACGTCCTCGGGCTGATACACCCCGCTGGTGCGCTTGCTATCCGTTCCGCCAATCAGTCCAAGTCTCATTAGCTGATCTCCTCGTAGCCGATCACCAGTTCCAAGTCGCTTGCCGCACTGGCCAAGGCACGGATGCTGTCGCCTTCCTCTAGGTAGAAGTACGTCTCTTTAGTGCTGAGCACTTGCGTAGCGTCAGCAGGCACTGCAATCGTCCTGGCAATGTAGCGATCAGTTGTCCCATCAAAGATGCTCACGCTGATGTCAGCAGCATTCACGCCATCCACATTGGCGCAGAAGATGCTGTTGATCTTCAGCACCTTACCGCTGGCGGCGCTGTTGCTCAGGGCCGCGGCCAAGCTCGTCGTGACGGCATAACGGGCTGTGCGTCCCAGGATTGTCGTTGGGTTTTTAAGGTTTGGAGCAGCCATCAGAAAATCATCCCAGCGATAACAGGATCAACACTGACAGACCCGCCGCCACTAGCTGAAATTGTAGTGCCGGAAATAGTCAAGTTACTTCCTACTGTAAGATATGTCAACTTACTTGCACTGTCATCCCAAAAAACAATCTTGTCATCAGCAGCATCGTCTGCGGTAATTTCCCCTGCTATAGCAGAAAGAACATCTGCGGCATTGGCTCCAATGGTAACAGTATCCCCTGCGGGACCTGTGGCGCCAGTAGCGCCTTGTACGCCCGTAGCACCACTAACACCCACAACTCCCGTGGCACCAGTAACTCCAGTAGCGCCAGTGATACCAATAACGCCAGTGGCGCCCTGAACCCCCGTCGCGCCCTGAACGCCTGAAGCACCAGTGGCTCCAATTGGGCCAGTGTCTCCCGCTACACCTGTTGCACCAGTCGGCCCAATAGGTCCAGTAGCACCTTGAATACCCGTGGATCCAATGGCCCCCGTGGCGCCACTCACGCCAACCACGCCAGTAGCACCAGTAGCACCTGTGATGCCAATGCCCGTCGCACCAGTGGCGCCTGTCGCTCCTGACACACCAATTGCACCAGTGGCGCCTGTTGCTCCTGACACACCAATTGCACCAGTTGCCCCTGTGATTCCCACCGGGCCAGTAGCACCAGACACGCCCACTACTCCCGTGGCACCCGTGGCCCCTTGAACGCCAGTAGCGCCCAGGGCGCCAGTCGCTCCAGTGGGGCCTGACACACCAGTGGGGCCAATCACCCCTGTGGCACCAATTGGCCCAGTAGCGCCACTAACGCCAATTACGCCGGTAGCACCAGTGGCTCCAGTGATACCCACCGGGCCCGTGGCCCCTTGAGCGCCAGTGGCGCCCGTAGCGCCTGTAACGCCCACCACGCCAGTTGCTCCCGTTGGGCCTTGCACTCCAGTGGCACCCACTGGACCACTGGCGCCAGTAATGCCCGTGGCCCCTTGAACGCCAGTGACACCCTGCACGCCAGTTGCGCCTGTAACACCAATTGCGCCCTGTGGCCCGTCTCCACTCAGAACAATAGAGGGAGAGCTGGTGGCAAGAACCACCACTTCATTGCCGCTCTCTTCTGTAATGACAAGTTGCGTGTTGTCTTGCGTGATAGTAATATTGCCAGCCATCACAATCCTCGTCCAGTCAGCCCCAGGTCAATATAAGCAGTGCCTTGCAATAAGTAGTATTTATCACCACCCGGCTCCGTAATCATTAAATCGTATTGCCCTTGTTCTGTGATGCCGGATGTGACAGCACTGGAAAGCCGCAAATTAAACATGCCACTGGATTGAACGGTCCATGGAGTGGCAAAATTGGCAAGTTTTGCAGTGCCAGTGCGATTCCATAGCTCAGCCTCCAAGGCGTAACCATTCATGTTGACTGGCGTGCCAGCACTATCCTTGTATTGAAGGGCCATTTGAAAGGTGGCGCCTTGATGAATAGTTATGTCGTAACGTGCTGGATCCACATTTCGCTTGGCATCATTAGAACAGTCTACAACTATTGCCTTGTTACAGTTCTATCCTACGCCACTTCAACCCATCCAATCATCCCAAGGGCTTTAGCACTAACATTGCTGTCTACTGTCAAAATTAAGGTGTCGCTCACGCCAGACGCATTCTGCCCCAAAGCAAGACGAATGGCTTCTGCCACTGCATAGTTATTTGCTGATCCCTGTGAAACAAATCCAGAGTCAATTACAGTGCCACCAGACACCGATGTGGCGCTGGTAATAGTCTCGACATTTCCCCTTCCATTGTCCGCAGGCACCCAAGTAACGCCAGACACGGTTGGATTTAAGCGCAAACGCCATAGCACCACATCGTTGGAAGCAGTGGTCGTAGAAATCCGCACAGGAAGAATGACATTGCCAGTACGACCACTTGCCATGCGAATGCCAGCAGTAACACGCTCTCCAGTTGCATTAGCAACCGCCCCTAAATCATGGCTAATCGAATAAATTGCCCCATCTGGCTCATAGCCTCCTTCGCTTAAAATACTGCAACAAATCTGCTTTAAGGTGCGACCAGAAGCCTGTGCAGTGCTGTTGTGAATGCGATAGGACAATGGCAAAATTGCCGTTTGCATATAGACAGAATCAATCAAATTGGCATGTTGAAATTCATGGCAATACGTCACTTCACCATCAATAACAAACCCGCAACGCACACGCCCCACTCCTAACCATTCAAGATCAGCAGTGAAAATTTGAGCCTTGGCAAAGTTCAAAGATGGCAGCGTGTCAATGTTCCAATTGCTTTGGTTGACCACATTTTCAACCACTGCTCCAGTAGCAAAACTTCTTACCACGAATTGAATGGTTGTGCCACTAGCCCTTACGAAAACGCCGTTGTTATTATCAAAAAAGCCAATTTCTTGAGTGACGCCAGCAGCAAGAGTGGCGCCAGCGAAGCTTTGCATGATCATCAGGCTTTTGCCTGCCTGATAAGGAAAGTTTTGTTTAGTACGCCGAAGCACTGTGCTTCCAGAAGCCGTACTAACTGTCATTGCAACACTGCACTCATTTGGCAAGAATGTCGAGCTACCACCTCCAGAAACAACTTCAAACCATTGATCTGGCCGCTTGTCATAGCGCAGCGTGCTATCAAACAGCGTGTAGGGAGCGCTGACGCGCTGGCGACCAAAGGCATCGACCATTCCGCTGTCAGGGCCGCTTTGCAGCACGCGACCCCTATGATCAGCCTCTATGTGGGTTTCAAACTGTTCGCCGCCAGCAATTACTTGCCCCATTATTTTTCCATTGTCTTTTCCTTATTGTAGCCGCAGGTTCTTTTGTACTCGCTGCTAATATCCTGCATTGCCTCAATAATGCTATGGGGAAGATAGCCGCAGGCCATCATAAATTCAAAGAAGGCTCGTGAAACCGCCTGGGCGCCATCTCCGCTATAGGTGTGATTAACTTCTTTGTAGGAACAATACCCTTCCATCGCTTCATCATCAGAAAAGCGATGGGCAAAGGAAATGGTGTTGACGAAAGGCATGGCATGAAAAAGGAGGCCCCAGAATGGTAGCCTCCTCATGGTGAGCCGTCAATCAGCCTTTTCCCTGGCCTCTTGTAGGCTTTTTCCCACGCCTGCGTGGACGCGAATTTTGGCCCTGTCCAATGGAAGTGGTCTTAGGGGGCCCTGGCTCATGCTGGCGCTTAAGGGCTGCACTGCCGCCTTTGCTTTTTACTGCCATTGAAAAACGAGAAGGAAGTTAAAGCTTAACTGGCCCAAGGAAGCCCTGCGGCTTTCGTGGGAGCGTGCTGCTCATCAAGCTGGCCTTGGAGAGCTGCTTCAATTTCAGCAACCTTTTCATCACCGCCAAGGGCTTCTTGCGTCCAGCCAATCACCTGTTCCTGGGTGAGATCAGAAAAAGGAATCAAGTTTTCGGGGCGCTGGAAGCCGACACTGCCGTAGGCACCAGCGGAATAGGTGCCGTCATTGGCGTCCACGGTGTAGTGGGCGGTATAAACATAGCCGTCAGCGGTGTGGCGCTCCATCTGGGCGATGCCCCAGGTGTACTCAGTGGTGGTAGTCATGGGTCAGGTGGTGGTAGGTGAACTGTGGCTGGGGTGAGCGTGCCTAGTAAGCGATCATCAAGGTGCCGTCTGACTTGCGGTAGACATCACCATGTGCTGATTGCCGTGCGCTTCCATGTGTTTGTCGCCGTGCAGACGTAGATGTAGTTGGCGTCCCAGCAGATTTCGCCGGTAGCGCCGCTAGCAGATGCAGATGCTGGTGTGCGGGCAGTGCGCACGCGAATGGTGTCCGCGTTTACATCTAGCAGCGTGGTGGGGCTACTAGTCCCAATCCCCACACGGCCGGAGCTGTCGATGCGCATTC